AATTGTTGCCCTGCTCGCTGCCGGACCCAGCTCGGCCACCCGTGCCGACCGTCAGCGTCAGGACGTCGCCCGGCGATGCGGTGATTACACCCCAGACCGTTTCGCCTGAACCACCGCCGGCGCCGGAGATGGAATTCGACGTGCTGTCGCCATAGCACCCGGCCGCGCCGCCTCCGGCAGCGGTCGCGAAGAACACGAACCGCGTGCAGCCCTTGGGAACCGTCAGTGTCGTGGTCGAGGCGTATTTCTGCATGCCGCCGACTGCAGAGGTCAGCGAAGCCGGTGCGAAAAGCACCTGCAGCGCCTTCAGTACCTGGCCCCAGTCGGAAGAGCTCGTCACCAGGCCGCCAGCGGTCACAATGTTCACCAGCTCGGCCGTGATCATGTTGTAATGGCTGGCAGGAGCGTCGGTTGCCGGCGTCGAGGTGGCCGGGTTACCGTCCGTTGCCCAGCCCGGCGTTCCGGATGTCGGCATGACATCCCGCGCGGAGATGTCGACCGTGTTGTTCCCGATAATCAGTTCCACAGAAGATCACCCGCTTTAAGGTTGAAGGTCGGATCGAGGGGCACAGCGACGTCAGTCATCGCCATCGTCACCCCAGTTGTGTTCGGCGATGACGTGCTGACGGTTGCCCGCGTTATAGTAGAGGCCCTGCTTGTTGAGCGTGCCGCGTAGGTCATTGTCCGTGATGCTCAGATAGTCGGAGTAATTTGTCGTGGAGACCTGGTCTTCGACCTTTACGGCAACGGCCGGATAAATCGGATACTGCATGGCCGTCCCGATCGTATTGTGATGCACACGAATACTCTGGACGCTGTTTCCGCCGGTGATGCGGACGCCGACGTAACCCTGATTGGCGCTATAGTTTGCGGCGCCGTCGCCGACGATCATGCTGTCGGCAATATCGAAGTGAAGGCCGCTTTCGATATCAATGCCGTCCTTCGAGTTGTTCATGATCTTCCCGGTCGCGAACAGGAACCCGTCGATTGTTCCGCCTTCGCTCTGGAAGTGAATGCCGTCGCCATTCGATGCCGAAGAAATCCACGACGCGACGAACTGCCATCCGTAGATGACGGTCCCGTTCGGGGCGTCAAAAAGAATGTTGTCGGCATGCGACGTGTCGAAGGCCGTATTGATGACAAAGCCCCAGGCCGTATTGTTCGAGCCTGTCACCTTCATGTTGTTCGTGAAGTTGATGATGTCGCTGTCGGACAGCCAGAAGCCGCCAGTCTTGTTGATCGCGAACCCGGCCGCCGGTTGCACGGAAGACCAGTCGTTGTCCATGGTCAGATGCGACACGAAGAGGTCATTGCCGCCGTCGACCTCAAAGGCATTCGATCCCGTCTGGGTATTCCGGAAATCGAGCGTGTCGGCATAGATTTCCGTGGCGCCACCGAACTCCGTCCCGTCGCTATCGACCCGCATGACATTGTAGGCGAAGTAGGAGGAGACGTTGTGAATCCAGATGGTGCCGCACGTTCCGCAGATATGGAAGAATGAGCCGCCGGTCCGGTGATTCGAGAAGCCGTTATATTCGATGCCGGATATCTCGACGTAGTGCGCCCCCGCGAGGAAGTTGAACGTATCGCCGGTTAATGTCGGCGACTGGATGACGCTGGTCCGCATCCCCCGGCCATGGATGGCGATGAAGCTCGGCACGTTCAGCGTGCCGATGATCGAGACGCCACCGGGAACGTCGACGATGCCGCCACCCTTTGCCGCACAGGCGTTAATGGCGGCCTGCCACGACGCCGTGTCATCGGTGATCTGGTCGTTTTTCGCGCCGTAATCGAGAACGTTGCAGTGCTCAGCGAAACGATCGGAGAGCGAGCGTGCGATCGACGATGCCTTGGCCAGCGCCATCGCATTGCTGGCGTCGCCGCCGCTGGCTGCAACGAATCCCTGCTGCATCGTATTGAGCTGCGCCGCCGTCAGGGCCTTGCCATCGACGAACGGCACGATGACCTTCTGCGCCACGGCGTGTGGCGCAGCGATCGAAACGGCGGACGTCAGCAGCGCTGCGCGCCAGAACTTGCGCAATGTCATGCGATCGCCCCTGTAGAGTTCACGCCCAGGATGAGGCTACCGAGCGGAGCGCTCGGCGCGTCCCCGCCGTAGGCAAAAATGAGAACGGTATGCGCCGGCTTGCGCTGAAGGATCTCGCACTGTGCGGCCGAGCTGCCCCACGTTGCGAATGGCTCGCCGAACACGTCGCCAAATTTCCGGTAGGCGATCGGCAGCGACGGGATCTCGACGCGCCAGGCATAAGCCCAGGCGTCTCCGCCAAAGGTCGAGCCGAACTTCTTTCCAAAGCGTGATGGCGCAAACTCGGTGATCGTGATCGGCGTACCGAGAGCCTTGGCGAAAGCAATATAATAGGCGATCGAAGACCCGCCACTATCTCCGAGACGCGCAACAACCTGGGCTCGCTGAAGCTCGATTGTCGGATCAAGTCCAAGACAAGGATCAGGAAGGCCGAGCGTCTTCTGCCACTCAGCAAGAATCGCCGTTGTTGATCCCGGGAAAGTGTCAACAACGATCCCCTGCGCTGCCACACCGAAACGGGCGGCTTGCGGCATCAACGTGCCCAAGACTTTCACCAGCGTTGAACCAAGCGATCGTGGCCACGCTCGACCGCGCGGCAGTGTTTTGAGAGCGGCCGACTGGAACTGCTCCGAGCTATAGACGGGCACCGTCATTGAATTACCAGCGGCCCAAGCGTCGGCAACGATCCCGCCGGTATTTCAATGGGGCCGGTCGGACTGACCATCGTGAATGTTGTGGCGCCGGTAGACAGGATCGCCCCCTCGACCGCCGATGGATCAAGGGACATGCCGAGGGGCGTGCCGATACGCAGATAAAGATCTGTCAGGGCGGCGTTGATCGCTGCGATCTGATCCGTGGTATTTGGTGTGAGCCCGGTGAGTGTGATCGGCACCGGCTGCGCGATAGGCGCACATACGATAACCAATGCTGTAACAGGTTGCTCCGGCCGAATGGCATTCGCCACTTCGAGCTGGTCGCCTGATGCCGTGGTATAGCGCCCTTCATCCGATGCGCTGCCGTTTACCCCCTGTGGGAAGCCGTTGAACGCCGATCGCGCGTCATCCAGCATCACGTAGACAACGACGGTACCAGCCCCGAAACCGTTTGGATTGCACCAAGCACGCGTGACGCCCGGCGTGCTTTCGGCCCATTCGACATAATCGATAGCTCTACCGCCACCATCACGACTGGCGAAAGCCTGCAGGATACGGGTGCGGAGATCGCTGTCGAGCTCCTGGTCAGTGCCGCTTACGACGGAACCGGTGACGCTAAATTCCGCATTGATACCGGTGATGGCATTCTGCAGCGTGAAGGCCGTGCCGGCATCGCAATTCCCAGCGGATCCGGGCGTATCGCAAACCACAACACAGGCGACGCTCCCGGACGCGTCAGTGCTGGCATCTGCGATCGTGACGTAGGTCAGACTGTCACTACGCGCGATTGTCGTGCCGGCTGGCAGATCGACATTGCTCCCGCCACCTGAAGAAACCAGGCTCAGTTGGGCTGCTGTCGCATCCTTGCGGGTGACGCCGCGCATGGCGCCCCAGGCGTCGAGATTTTCATCCGTCGCCGTCGAGGGAACCGCCTGCCGGTAACACCACGCGAGATAATCGTAATTCCCCCAGACCAGATTGGCGAGCATCCAGACCAAGCCGCGCAGGATCGAACGCGACAGCAGCGATTTGCCGGCCGTGACATTGCTGGCGACAACGTCATTCAGCCCCTGCGCGAACAGGTCAGAAAGGGTTGGCTGTTGATAGGGCATTCTGATCCTTCCATGCCCACGCATACCGGAAGGATCGATCGGTCCCGTCGGGCGCCGTCAGTGTCACCGTGATATTCAAGGTCGAACCATTGAGCCAGGACGTCGCAACGCCCACCTTGCCCACCACCCCGTCATCGACCATCCACTGGAGCGCATCCTCGCAGATACGTCGCGCATGGGTCAGAAGGCTGTTGCCGACCTTCTTGCTGCCTTCAATAGTCCACAACAGCGATCCCATCGAATAGCCTTCGTAATAATC